GGCGTACATGCCAACGGCGGCAGAGGTCAACGAATGGTCCCTTCATGGACTCGCGCACGATTCGATCAATGCGTTGCTGTGCGTCGAAGCCCGCTGCGTTCGTGAGGGTTTGCCGTATCGCTGCGGAACTTGCGGTGGTCACGCCTCGATCGAGAAGTACGACGGGCAGCGCGCTGAAGCGGAGGCGTGGGAGTCAACCGAACCACCGGTAGGTGACGGCTACCAACTCTGGGAGTCCGTGAGTGAAGGCTCGCCGATCTCGCCGGTGTTCGCGGACCGCGAAGGGATCATCGCGTTCCTTATGTCCGAGGCCAATTCGTGGGGTACCTCCCGACCGCTGACACGCAGTCAGGCCGAGGCGTTCGTCGGTGCCGGATCGTCCATCGGATCGTTCGTCGTCTCCAACGGTGAAGTGATCAACGGCGATGCGGCTGTCGAAGCACTGGGCGGTCGACCATGACCGACAACAAGATCCTCATCACCAAGACCCGATCCGGCGGCAATCGCATGGTCCGCGCCGACACGAAAGACGGCCTCGGCAACGGCACCTGGATCAACGCCAACCAGCTCGACAACACCCTCATCGATCAGGTCCGCGAGATCGCACACGAGCACCTCGCGATCGCGGACTCACTCGACCAGGCACTCTCGGAAGGAGCGGACTGGTGATCATCACTGTCCCAACGCAATCGACCCGCGAAGTCATCACCCTGTCGCGGTGTGACGATCCCGGCATCATCTCAGCGAAGGTCCGCAAGCCGCGCGGGGGACTGTTCCGGTTGACGTTGGCCGGCGGAGTGAAGACGTGGGCATATGGCGACGAGATCATCGTGCGGAACGAGGTATCCGCATGAGCACTCACTTCTCCGTCGACCGGGGCGAGCTGGTTGAACCCCGCCACCTCACCCTCGTCGTGTCGAATCCGTGGCCGACCGAGCGTGACGAGGACGTGTACGAACGCCGCTCGAGTCCCGTGACCGTCGCGCTGTGGTGCGCGCTGATGTCGATCTTCATCGGCTTCGTGACCTGGGCGGCGGTGCTCTGATGTCACGTCGACCACTGGATGACCACTGGCTCCAGGAGTATTCGCACTTCCATGAGATGGGTTTCAGTGACGCCAACATCGCGGCCAAGCTCGGCATCACCGAGGACGGACTCGCACGCCGGTTCGCCCGCATGAACAACCGACCATCCCTGGTGCCGCTACCGAACCCAGTCACGTACCCGGCACCGAGCGACGTCGAGCAACTCGTCGAGCAGTCGATCGAGGATGCGGCCGAAGCTGTCTGCCGCGTTCGAGAGGAGAGTCCCGGCGCACTGTGGGCTGACCTCGTCGGCATGTCGCAGGACCGAGTGCTGGCATTGGTATTCACCCTCGCTGCAATGGTTCCCGACGATCGCAGCGTCGGCGACCTCCTCGCATGGACCGAGCCATTGGCGGTGGCGTCATGACTGTCATCCCCGCATCACTCGTCGACAACACCGACTGGACCGGAGCGCCGTGCACCAAGGTTCCGCCCGACCTGTTCTTCCCTGATTCGGCCGGCCGAGAAGTCCACGGACAGATCAGGCAAGCGCAGGCCGTATGCGAGACCTGCCCTTTGTCGACCCGGAAGCTGTGCGCCAAACGAGCCCTCGAAGGCGGCGACCACTACGGAGTCTGGGCCGGCGTGTATGTGACTGCACGGGCCGGTGAGCGCCGCAACGCGATCACCGAGCTACGCAAGATCGCGGACCTTCCTGCACCGAAACGCTCACGGGCGAGACCTCGTTCGGCTCCTCAGCCATGTACAGGCGGATGCGGGCGAGTCATCAGATCGAGCAATCAGACGGTCGCTGACTATCCCGGCACTCTCGCAAACATCGGTGGCTGGAAATGCCGACCATGCTTCGACCGCGCAAACGGAATCGTCAGGGGGAAATCATGACTGACCTCAGTATCGGTGACCAGATCACCACGCTCGACCAGCTCGAAACACTGCCGGTCGGAGCCGTCATTCACACCGACATGGCCCCTGTTGCAGTCAAGGCATTCATGGCCGACGACGAAGGCCCGGCCGAATGGTTCGAGACCGGCGACTCTACGTCGCTGCGAACCGACGAACTCTGCGAGTTTCCCGCCACCCTCCTCTACCTCGGGAGCCGACCATGACTAGACGCATCGACGAACACGTTCACCACGACTCCACCGACGACCAGTACGAGACCCGGCACCGCGAGTGGCCGAAGACCCTCGCCGAGAAGGACGCCGCTGACGCACGAGCGGAACGGTTGCGGCAGCAGGCGGCCGAGCGGGCACGGAAGCGGGTGTCGGCATGACACTCTCCGCAACAGATCTGTTCGCAGGTGCCGGCGGATCGTCGGAGGGACTCGCGCAGGCGGGCTACAGAATTCGGATCTGCGCCAACCATTGGCCCGAAGCGGTGGCTACTCATCAGGCGAACCATCCTGACACCGAGCATCGCATCGCGAACCTTTCCGAGACCGACTTCCGTACTTTCCCCCGCACGGATATCGCGTGGGTATCGCCGTCGTGCGTCTGGCATGCACGATCGGGCGGCCGTAAGACGCCACCGGCCGACGTCGAACGGCTCCGTGCCGATGCCGGCGCGATCGATAGGGCAACAGCGTTCGCCGTCATCGCGGCAACCGAGGTGCACAGCTACGAGGCCGTCGTCGTCGAGAACGTCGCGGAGTTTGCCAAGTGGTCACTGTTCGACTGGTGGCTCGCCGGTATGCGGGAGCTCGGGTATCGGGAGCAGATCGTCACGCTGAACGCGAAAGACTTCGGCCTGCCGCAACATCGGGAGCGCCTGTTCATCGTGTTCACCCGTGGCGGCGACGTCGACCTCACACTGCCGTCGATTGCCCCGATGAATGCAGCGTCGATCTTGGATTGGGACCGCGGGAAGCTCGTGACTCGACCCCTGTACGTGACACCGCAGATCGAGCAGATCCGGGACCACGAGGTCACTCATCTGGTGACGTATCGGCGCAACGCGAAAGCTCGCCGGGCAGATCGATTCCCTCTCGCCACTGTCACGGCCGGTGGCAATCACCACGGCATCGCCACCCTCACCGATGACGGGCCTCGGTTCCGGATGCTCACCAACCGTGAATGCGCTCGAGCTCAGGGCTTCCCCGACTCGTACCGGTTCGTCGGTAGCACGAAGGACGTCAAGAAGCAGATCGGCAACGCCGTCCCGGTCAACGTCGCGAAATGGATCGGTGAGCGTGTCGGCGCACATATCACGAAGGCGGTAGCAGCATGACCACCCTTCACTCCGGCTTCGATGCCGTCGATATCACCCCCGAACCCGACGGCCGCATCCGCCTCACCCTCACCCGTGACGGCGAAACCCTGGCCACCCCAACGTTTCCGATGGCCGCATTCCTCGCCGCCATCCCTCAGTCAAACGGAGCCCCATCATGAGCGACACCCTCACCCGACCAACGCGCACGACACTCCCGGACCTCGAGCAGGGGTCAGACGCTTGGCACGACCAGCGCAGGGGCATCGTCACGGCCTCGATCGTGGGCAACCTGATCACCACGCGGAAGCTCTCGGCCGGTGACTACGACTGCCCTTGCGGTGCCCTCGCGAACGAACCGTGCCGCAGCAAGACGAAGACCGGCACTGGGACCATCAAGTCGATGCACCCCGAGCGTGCTGAAATCGCGCGTAAGAGCACATCCGGCACCGTGTTCGAGACCGCCAGCAATGACGTCTCGCGCGGCCTGACCACCATGCTCGTCGCCGAACGGATCACCGGGTGGACCGAGGACATGTTCGTCAGCGACGACATGATGCGTGGCGTCGAGGACGAGCCGCGGGCCCGCGACAAGTACAGCCAGCATTACGCACCCGTCACTGAGGTTGGGTTCATGACCTACGAGGACACCGGCATCAAGCTCGGGTTCTCGCCGGATGGACTCGTGGGCGACGACGGGCTCATCGAAATCAAGAGTCGCCGCCCGAAGAAGCACCTGTCGACCATCCTGTCTGGGCACCCGCCGATCGAGAATCAGGCGCAACTCCAAACGGGACTGCTCGTGTCCGGGCGCAAGTGGATCGATTACGTCTCGTTCTGTGGCGGGATGCCCCTGTGGGTCAAGCGCGTCTACCCCGACCAGCGATGGTTCGACGCCATCCTCGCCGCCGGCCGCGCATTCGAGGCCAACGCCGCCGAGATGATCGCGATCTACCAAGACGAGATCGCCGGATTCCCCAACACTGACCGTGAACTCACCGAAATCAGGTTCTGATAATGGATATCACCGAAGCAGCAGCACCCAAGTCTGACCAGATCAACGCCGATGACCTGATGTCCGGGCCGCGCGTGGTCACCATCACCGAGACGCGGAAGGGGAGTGCTGAGCAGCCCGTCGAGATTGTCACCGCAGAGTTCGGACCGCGCCGCCCCTACCGCCCGGGCAAGAGCATGATCCGCGTCCTCATCAACGCCTGGGGTGCCGAAGCCAGCGCGTACGCCGGACGCCGCATGATGATCTACCGCGACC